GGCGGCAGGCGGCGCGGGGGCCGGGCGAGGGGGGGGGACGGGGCCGGGGGCGGCCTTGGCTCCCCCCCACGAGTAACACGGGGATAAACAAAAGCAACAACCGCCAGGGAACAAACATGAAAAACGCTTATCAAGTCCAAGAGGATGCAGCGATTGATGCGCTGAACGTCGCTCTTGAAGCCGTTCGTCGTGCTCAGTTTCTAGTCGATGAAGCTGGTTGGGGTTCTGCCTCTGATAACGGCTGGGTCTGCAAGCCTCTCGAGCAGGCTCGTGGCCTTATTGATCAAGCACTTGATCGTGCTTCCGGGTACTGAGCTATGAACCACGTTGAACAGCTCATTCTTGAAGGCAAGCGGATCAAGCTCCGCACCGCTGAACGTGCCGCTCGTGCTGACGCTGGCGTGGTCGTTGACTACCTGCGCGTCACGGTCAAGCGGGCAATGCTCGACCGTCTCGACTTCATCCCGGAGGACTGCACCGATGTCAAAGCAACTGGACTTCTGGCCGGACGCCTTGCCCAGCTTCTCGGCGCGCAGTTTGGCGAGATGCGCGACAAGGGCCGGGACTACTACGCTCACACCGCTACCGTCTGGAACGACAACGGCAAGGAAATCGGCAGCGTCTCGGGCGGCGGCGAACACCAGCGGGGAACCTTCTGTTTCACCCTCAAGGGCGAAGCCTGCACGTATGGCGTCGAAGGCTGGGAGCGGACCGCGTTCGATTTTTTCAGCGTCCTCGAAGGCAAGATCACCCGTGTTGACCTCTGCCGCGACTTCTACGACGGCGAAAAGGGCGGCGTGGATGCCGCTCGGGAGGGCTACCGCTCCGGTCTGTTTGACTACCGAAACCGTCGCCCGTCCTGCGAAGTCGCGGGGGATTGGGAACATGGTAAGTCCCGGACTTGGTACGTCGGCAAGCGCGATTCTGGCAAGCTGTTTCGTGCCTACGAAAAAGGCCACCAGTTCGGGGACATGAATTCCAACTGGTGGCGCGCTGAAGTTGAGATTCGAGGCCACCAGCGAATCATTCCCCTTGAAGCCATCATCCGGCCTGCGTCCTTCTTCGCAGGTGCTTACCCCTTCTGCGCGGATCTGCTCGAAGGTGCACCGCCCGTCACGGTGCCCACCAGTCACAAGCAAGCTGAAGCTAGCGTCGAGCGTTGTCTCCGCTGGATCGAAAAAACTGTTGCACCCGCCATCGTCCATATCAGCTTGCATTCGGGCTTCGACTGGCTGACTCAGATTGCTATCGAACACGCCTACAGGCCCGTCCCAGGCTCGATCAAGGGTCTGACTGCCTCCGCCATCGAAACTGGCGTTCAGCGGGCTATTCAACGCCTTTCCAGCGCCGCTGTACCGGCCAGCGTCGCGCCTTCCATGTCGCCGGATCATCACGAGGTCACATCATGAAATTTCCCGCTCGCGTCACCATCTCCGGCGTCAAACGTTCCAAGGGCGTTCTTGAATCCGGCCAACCTTACGACTCCACTAAGGTCTACGTGCAGACCAGCCTGGACGATTCCAAGGGCAACGGCTGCGGTTCTGCCACCGTTGATTACAACTGGGGCACCTCTGAGAACTTCGACAAGATCGCGCACCTGTTTAAGGCTGGCCGCTCTGTCGAGTTCGACGCCGAGCTTGAAATCGTGACGAATGGCAAAACGCAGCGGACTCAGGTTGTCGATCTTCGCCCCGTTGCCGCTGTCAAGGCTGGCTGATCATGTTCGAGGCCACTGACGAGCATGTCCCGGATTCGTGGGTCCGCGGTTTGCTGGGTGTCATCGCTGATCAGCTTGCTGATGGTCGTCGCGGCGTCATGGCTGATAACGGCACGACTGTTCAGGTCATCCAGCCGAATGATGACGGCGATCGAATCGTTTTGACCCTCACGATTGAATATCAGTCGTCCTGAGAATTCAGCGCAGCGCTTGCGGGCGCTCCGGTGGGTTTTTTCCATCAACGTGCCGCCCGTTATGGCGGTTGGGAGTTTCAAAAATGTTCGATACCTCGACCCTGCGCACCGTGCGTGCCCGTGCTGTCGCCGTCGCTGCTGCTGTCACCGCTGCCGCTGGCTCTGCTTCCGCTGCCGTCCCGGCTGAAGTCACCACGGCCTTGGCCGATATGAAATCCGATGGTCTCGTGGTGGCCGGTGCCGTCCTGGTCGCCGTCATCGCCATTGCTGCCGTGAAATTCATCCGCAAGGGTCTGTAAACCACAGGCCACTCAAAATGTCGTACCAATACAATGCCAACTGCTATTCTGATCAATTGTCCGCCACTCGGGCAATTGCATCGGATCATGTTGGGCGCGTCGTTGTTATTGGTACGACATCCTATTCAATGGATGTTGAATCCGTCACTCCGAATAGTATTAGCTATAAATTGCAGGATTTAAACTCATTTGCATTTATATCTAAAACTGTTTCAGTGAATCCTGTTGAATGTCAATTATTTGATACAGCAGATGGACTAATGATAGGCTGGGGTATTGCTGCCGCTTGGCTGGCGACTTCTGCTGTCCTATTTTTGCGTAAGGGGTTGCACGAATGACACCCGGCTTTATTTCTGTCATGGTCTGTCTATTGGGGATGGCATGGCTAATTTCAAATTCCTGATAGGCGCATCGCTTCTCTTGGCTGCTTTTGGCAGTCATGCGGGCTATGCTCAGGTGTCTCCGCCTGCTTCTGTGGTTGGCGCTACTGTCAAGACGGGATCGGCTGGGCTTTCCTGGATTAATAATGCCGTTCGATTCAATGGCTCATTAAATATTGGTGGTCGATCTATTGTCGTTCCTGCTGCAATGCGCTTCGCATCTAATGCACCTCGAATAATTGCCACTGCAATTGCATTTAATCCTTACATTAGGACTGCATTTACGGTGGCATCATTGATTTCAATGGCTCGGATTGAATGGGATGATGTTAATAGCACATGGATTAAAAAAGAAATTGTGCCTGGTAGGGCGGTATATTATGCTGATGATCCTTGGAATCCCGTTTATTCCCACGGAAATGCTGGGTCTGCATGTCAAGCTTATGTTGAGCGCTGGAATGCAAAAAAGACAAAGGAAAATTCTGATTACGGTCTTCCCGCTTGGGAGCCGGTTGGCGTTACCGCTGTATTAATTGGCGGTGTTTGGTCCTGTGTTGGTACGTCTGGGAGTTATGATGGCTCTACTTTAATGACTCCGCCATTTCAAGAAATTGATGTTGCCGAACAACGGAAAACGCCAATTACTAATGAGGAGGCAATTGATAAATTAGCGCCTTTCCCTATTCCTAATGATTTGCCAAATGATTTGCCACCAGGAATTGTTATTCCTGTAGAACCTACACCTATTATTAATCCTGTACCTGATCCGCAAATTAACCCGTTAACTCGTCCGCTGCGTGAGCCATTGGGAGAGCCTGTCCCTGTCCCTAATAGCGACCCGCAGCAATGGAAAACTCCTGTTATTGATGTGATTTCGGCTCCTTTGCCTGATCAGCCCTGGCGTGTCGATGTCCAGCCCAAGGACATTTTAAAAAATGATCCGTCGCCTATTACTGATCCTGCTGTTTCTAACGTTGAGCCAACAGGTCAAACTCAGCAGGAAAAAACGCCTGGTTTGTGTGATTTGTATCCCGATATTCTGGCTTGTCAAAAGCCAAACTTTGACACTCCGGACATTGATCAAATAGATACCAGGGATGCTTCTATTACGATTACTCCAGATTCAGGCTGGGGCGCTGACAATGCGACTTGTCCTCCGGCTCGCCATTTGCCGGGTGCTAACGTGGATTTTGAATTCACCACAATCTGCAATTTCATGTCAGGTATTCGGCCTGTTATGATCGCTGTTGCATGGCTCATGGCGGCCATGATCCTGATTGGCTTCAAGCGGGGAGAATGACATGGGCGCTCTTGGTACGTGGCTCGTCAGCCTTGCTGGCCCTGCTGCTGCAAAAATCCTCGCGGCCTTGGGGGTGGGCATCGTCAGCTACGCTGCGCTCTCTGCGGCCCTCACGGCGGCCTTGTCGGCGGCTAAGTCGGCCTGGGGCGGCTTGACTGGCGATGCTCTGTCACTCATTCAAATGTCTGGTGCATCCTCTGCTCTGTCTATCGTTTGTGGTGCGCTTATGGCTCGTCTGGCTTTGCTGGCTGTCAAGCGGTTCGAGGTCCTGAAATGATCACGCTGTTTACTGGCTCTCCTGGTGCCGGTAAAACGGCGTTCCTGGTTGACTATCTCTCCAAAATTTCAGATGGTCGCCCGATTTATTCGGATGGCCTCGATGGGCTATTGATTCCCCATTTTCCAGTTGATTCTTTCGACTGGCACAATCAATTACCAGATGGTGCAATCCTGGTAATTGACGAGGTTCAGCGTGTCTGGCGTCCTCGTGGCCCTGGCGCCAAGGTTCCTGATTCAGTCGCGGAATTAGAAACTCATCGCCATCGTGGCATTGATATTTTCATTACTACTCAATCCCCGCGCTTGGTCGATTCTAACGTCCGCGCATTGATTGGTCGGCATGTGCATATCAGGGATACTGGAATTTTAGGGCGCTATTGGTACGAATGGCCCGAATGCAGCGAGAATATGGCATGGAAAACATGCATTAATAAAAAGCGGGTTTCATTACCAAAAAAGGCATTTGAGCTTTATAAATCGGCTTCGTTGCATACTGTTCCGGTTCGTGGAATTCCACGCGCTTTATTCGTTGGAATTGTTGCGCTTATTATTTTTACTTTACTGGCCTTTATGGCCTACAGAATTTTTAATCGTACTCAATCGCCTGTCGTTGACAATAAGAAAATTACGGCTGATGTAAATAATTCAGTGGGTAATTTTATTACGGCTGATGTAAAAAAGTTATCTATTGATGATCGTGTTGATTTTGTACCTCGGGTATCTCATAAGCCCGAATCAGCGCCCGCCTACGACCATCTCAGAAAAATCAGCGTTATGCCGGTTGTCGTTGGCGGCTATTGCCAAGGCGAGCGCTGCAAGTGCATCACGCAACAGGGCACAGATCCGGGCTTGTCCAATGACGAGTGCCGCACCTGGATACACTCTCGCCCCTTCGACCATTACCGCATCGAGGCCCAGCCCATTCAGCAGCCTTCTGAGTCTCCCCAGTCTGTCCCAGTCGCTGAAAATCCGCCAGCCGGCCGGCAATCCTGATTATTGCTAAACACGGGACCCGCGCGCAGCGTGGGGGCCACCGTTGCTATATTTGATGGCTTTTACTCGGCGCGTTTATTTCTTTAATTGCAGTTTCCCAGGTTTGTTTATTTTCAGGAAATAGATTTATTTCTATTTCTGCAATTGTTTCAAAAATTGGCATTTTGCAAATTATGGCAATTCGTGCTATTTCGTAAGCATCCGGTTTCCTTTTTCCTTGATGCCATTCTGTAATTCTTCCTGGATTTTTATCTAGTTTTTCTGCTAGAGCTTTCATTGATCCGGTTTTTTTTGCTGCTTTAGCTATCAGTTCTTGAATATTCATAGTTAAAGCTCATCATGTGACAATTTTTTACGAGTAGGATTTCTTACAAGCGAAAACCTGCTGTTTTTTGCAATTTATCACGAGGTCCAGCCATGCAGCACGCAACTTGTCAAGATCAAAACGCGCTATCTGGCCGATTTATGATTTTTGAGCATGACCAGGACAAGGACCCGGCCATCATCGCCTACACCCGCAAACTGCTTGACCGCTACTCCGGTCAAGAGGCTGACAAGTTCCTGCGCATGTACATGCGCTCCCAGGCTCGCCATTTCCAGCACCTCATTAACGGGTCCAACACCTCCCACCACATCCGCCAGATCGCCCGCAGCCGCCGCCAGTGGCTCTTGCATCTGCTGTCTGTCGCGGAGCACTCGTTGCAGAATCTGCGCCCCTTCATGTCTCGCGTGGTTGACCAGTAACGAGGGGTCGATCATGCATGACTACATCGCTGAAGCTTTGGCCTTGGCTGACCAGCTCGACGCTGTGCCCGATACCGGCGCGGACCCCGACTTGATCGTCGAGGCTGCCGCCTCCCTCCGTCTGCTCTGCTGCTTGCTCGGCTCCGTCGAGTCGGTCTCCGCATCTCTTCATTCCGCCTGAGTCGATCATGGCCGCTCGCGTAACTCCATCAACTGGTGACGACATGGGCACCGCTGCGAACGGCGCCGCGAGGCGGCCGCAGGCCGGCACGCGGCGCCGGGCGCAGCCTTTCCCCCCTGCTCTAACAGGGGGGGAAAGTCCCCGCGAGACGGCCAAGATCGAGACGGGCGCAAAAGTGGATTGGATGACGGCCACATGGCAACCCGAACCGGACGAGCATGTCCCGGCTATGATCCAAGACCAGTTGATTCAGTGGATGGGTTGCGGTGTTCAGGGCGTCGATTGTCCCGGCATGTTTGGCTACGCTCACGGCGTCCGCTACTTCGTCAAGCTGGACGACGGCAAGGAGCATCATGTCGCCCGTGTCGATTGGGGCGGCAACCACCATCGCGAACGTGCGCGCCTGGACCTCTCCGGCTCCGCTGCCTGCCGCATCGCCACCTTTCACCCTGTCCAGGCGTGGCTGGGGACCCTTTTCGACTGCCACCTTACCCGCGTCGACCTGGCTGTCGATTGCCTCCACGGCGAATTCACCGTCGAGCAGGCCGCTGAGTGGTACAAGGCGGGTCTTTTCAATGCAGGCGGTCGGATGCCTCGCCATAGTTGCCCTGGCGACTGGCTGAGCGATCAGCCCACCTATGGGCGAACGCTCGAAGTAGGCCGCCGGGAGAATGGAAAGATGCTGCGCGCCTACGAGAAGGGCCGCCAGCTCGGGGACCCCTCCAGCCAGTGGACCCGCTTCGAGGTCGAGATCCGCAACATCGATCGAGATCTGCCCTTCGACATTCTCACGCGTTGCGATCACTACTTCGTCGGCGCCTACAAGTGCTTGGAACAGCTCCTCGACGCCGCTGGCGAGCGTATCGCCACGCATCAGGCCGAAGGGACGATCTCCCTCGAAAAACTCACTGAAAGCGCCCGTATCAGCTATGGGACGCTTATTCACGTTCTCCGTGCCGAACTCTCAGCCGATGAGGTTCTGGCGCAACTATCCCGCCCAGGTGTTCCCGCGCGACTGGTGAAGGCGTCGCTGGGTGGGTTCCGTGTCAAAACCGCCGCCAGTCAAGGAGTTAACCATGAAAATGCAAGTCTGCGGCTTTGAAGCTACCGAAGGCATCTCTAAGAAAACCGGCAAGCCGTATTCGATCGGCAAGCTCCATACCATGATCCCTTTGGCCGGTTCTGACCGCGCCAAGGGCTATTGTGGCCACACCTACCCGGTTGAGGTGTCCATTCTCTCCAAGATTGAGCACCTCGAGCCTCCGTTTATCGCGGACGTCGAGGTTACCCAGGTCATGCGCTATGGCAAGGCCCAAAACGAGGTCGTTTCGGTCGTGCCCGCTGCCGGCATGAAGCCTGCCTGATCGTCAGATATCAACTGATAGGCCGTCCTGGCGGTCTATTGGGTGCGATCCGTCACCATAACGCTTGGGAGTCTCAAAATGTTCAAAAGCTCTGTCCTGCGCACCGTGCGCGCCCGTGCTGTCGCTGTCGCGTCGGCTGTCATCGCTGCCGCTGGCTCGGCTTCCGCTGCCGTCCCCGCTGAAGTCACTACCGCCCTTTCCGACATGAAGGCTGACGGCCTGGTCGTGGCCGGTGCCGTCTT